TTAACTTATAATGTTCTTAAAAATGCCAGCACAATTTACGAAGGTCTTCCTTGTATTAAGAAGTACCTTTACAAACAAGTCAAAAGCAGATTCTTAGAGATTACTGCCGATGAGTGGGATATTGCCGCCTTAATCCCATATGAGTATTTTGACGGCGCAACGAAAAACAAAGTATGGACAGATTCTAGGAAAAAATTCTAAATGTCATTTTCACCAAATTTATTTTTATCGAATATAAGAGCAAAGGACGGACTTGCAAAGCCTTCTCGCTTTGAGGTTATTCTTCCTATTCCACCATACATCAATAGTTTTGTTGGCAATTCAATCATTAATAAGATTTTGAATTTCCCTAACTCTGTATTCACCGATGTGAGTGATGCCATTGGTTCGGCGTTTGGTCGTCAAGGAACACAAGACGAATATTCAAAGACATCCAATTCTTCTTTGTCCAGATATTTAGCATTACAATGTGAAAACGCTGAATTGCCTGGTAAAACATTACAGACAGCTGATGTTAAAATTTACGGTCCCATATTTAAAGTACCATATCAAACACAATATGCTGATACAGCACTTACATTTTTATGTACCAATGAGTTCTATGAAAGAAAGTTATTTGACCGTTGGATGGAATCAATTCATCCAGGCGATACAAACAATTTGAGATTTCCAAAAGGTGCTCAATCACGGTACATGACAAACATTAAAATTATACAGTATGATGAGTTTATTAAACAGATTCATGCTGTCGAATTGATAGATGCTTTTCCAATTGGAATTGCACCACAACAGTTAAGTTGGTCAGAAGATGGGTTTCATCGTCTATCAGTCCAATTTGCTTATCAAAAATACCGCACCATTTACGAAGGGTCTTATGACCTGGCTGCGGCTGCAACTGCGTTATTTGGTAGTGCTGCTGTGTCAGCATTGCCATTAGGTAGGGCGATTACTAGTAGAATTTTTTAATTATTAAAGCGAGGTTATTATGCTACCGAAGTTAGACATTCCAACATATACGGTGAAACTGATATCATCTGGTAAAACTATCAGATATCGTCCGTTTCTTGTGAAGGAACAAAAATTATTCTTAATGGCTTCTGAGGCAGATGATGCTAAAGAAACGATTAATACTATCCGTCAGGTATTGAAGAATTGTATTTTGGATGAGATTGATGTTGACAATCTTCCAACATTTGATTTGGAATACTTGTTCATGCACCTGCGTGCTAGGTCAGTAGAAGAAGTTGTAGAATTAAAATATAAATGCAACAATGAAGTTGATAATGAAGAAGGTGTTAAGATTAAGTGTAACGGATCAGTTGCCTTTAAATTAAACATCCTTGAAGTAGAACCAACAATCAATCCAGAACATACTAACAAAGTTCAGCTAACTGAAAATCTTGGCATTTGCCTAAAGTATCCTACTTTTGAGATGATTCAGAAATATGATACGATTGGTGAAGATGAAGTTATGACCAGAATTTTGGTTGATTGTATTGATTACATTTATGATAAAGACCAAATCTACTATGCCAAAGATTCCAGTAAAGAAGAATTGGAAGAATTTGTAGATAACCTACAACAAAAAGATTTAGAAAAGATTAAAAAATTCTTTGATACGATGCCTGAAATTAAAAAAGATGTCCACTTCAAATGTCCAAAATGTGCATATGAAGAAGATATTACGATTAAGGGTCTCCAAAGTTTTTTCGTCTAATTTTTCGTTATGATACATTAGGTAACTACTATCAGACAAACTTTGCTTTGATGCAACACCACAAGTATAGTTTGACTGAGCTTGAGAATATGTTACCTTGGGAAAGAAATATTTACTTGGGACTTTTAATGAAGTACCTTGAAGAAGAAAGAGAACGCATTAAATTGCAGAAACAAGCAAAACGATAATGGCAAAAAAACCTATCCTCGAAGCTTTAGCACAAGAACTTGGTTACAAGGATGCTAAAGCATTAAAAAAGAAAATGACCGAAGGTCATGGCGATGACTTTGCCGGCAGTGTAAAGAGTCGCCTTGAGGAAGGTGCCGGCTTTGGCGAAGCATTTAAAGGTGGTTTTTCTGATGCTAAAAAAGGACTTGAAAAGAAGTTAGACCCAAAAAATATTAAAAAAGAACTTGTTAAAGGTGCATTTGGTGGAGATGATATACTCTCTGCCTATATGCGTGGCAAGTTTAGAGATAAATCTGAAGATAAAAAAGAAGAAGATAAAAACTCTCCTTCTGCTGAAGGTTCGACTGAAGGTGGTAGTTTTACTGAATTAAATAGTTTCTTAAAAATTATTGCTAAAAATTCTATGTCGTTGCATTTGATGGCAAGAGATATGAATGTGCTTCGGCAAAACATAGTTAAACTTGTTAAATTGGAAGCAAAAGATTATAATAAAGGCAAAAGCAAACGAGACCAAATTGAAGCACGAACAGGTGCCGACACATACTTTCTCCGTGCTGATGAAGCTGAAACAAAACTGGAAGTTGATAGACAAAAATATGCACCTAAGCCAGTAGCTAAAGAAGGTGAAAAGAAAGATCCAGAAAAAGAGAGTGGTATATTAGACACAATTCTTGGTTTCTTTAAAAATGGATTACTTGCAGGAATCATGTCTATTTTTAATCCTGCAAACTTGTTAAAAGTTTTAGGTAAAGTCTTTTTAATTACTGCCATATTTGCTGGATTATTTCAAGGTATTACAGCTGCATTTGACAAATGGAAAGAAACTGGTTCTCTTAAAGATGCTATTATTGCAGGTTTAGGTGGAGTTTTAGACTTTTTAACATTTGGTTTATTTGGTGAAGATAGCGTTAAAAAGATGTTTGATGCTGTTCAAGGATTTGTTACACCTATTATTCAATCTATTGCTGATGTTATTACCTCAATGAAAGATTGGGTAGCAAATAATATTGGTATTCCTAAAGTCAGTTTAGGTACTTGGTTTGGAAAAGAAAGGTCAATTGGTCCATACTATCCATTTAAAAATAATCCAACTAGTGAAGAACCACAGACTAGCACAGCACCACAAATTGGTGATGTTAAAACTGTATCGGCACCTCCTGCTCCTGGCGCACCTGAAGCGACTCAACAAATTGATGCTAGCGGTTTATCTAAAACAGCTAGTGAGCTTGAAAGACAAATTACTGGTGACAATGGCACCGTAATAAAATCTGAAACTCAAATTGGGACTTCACCACAATTACAACTACCAAGTAATCCTGAAGAAGCTAAAAAAGTTCTTATTGAACAGGCATCTAAAGTTCTTGGTATGCCTTTGCCTGACCCCACTAAACCAACACCTGAAGGTTCAAGTGGCAATCCACAATTAGATGAAACAATTATATCAAAGGTTGAATCTATAATTAAGCAAAAAGGTTTATCTGCACCACCATCAGGTGGAGGTTCGGTTGAATCTGCACCATCAGGTGGCGGCAGTTCTGGTAACTTGTCTGCACCATCAGGTGGTTCTTCACCATCTGCTGAATCTGATTCACCAGCATCAAGTGGTGCGGCTTTATCAACCGCATCCGCTGATGTTGCTGAAATGCAAAGAATGGAGTCTGCTGCTGATATGGGTGGTTCAGTCAATTCACAAACAATTACAAACAACAGTAATTCATCTGGTAAAGAACCAACACCACAAATTGCTGATGTTTATGATACAGAATTTGCAAAGTTAATTGCAGCTTAATATGGCAAGTAAATCTCCAACAATAGATAGAACAGTTAGTTCTTCTCCTTCCGAATCCGTAATTTTAGCTAAAATAATTGCTAGAAGTTTTCTTAGTTTACCGTATATTGCTAGAGATTTAAATGTCGCTAGGCAAAACCTTCAAAAGATGGTTAAAATGCGTGGCGGTGAAGCATCAAAAGGCGCTGATACTCATTTTCTAAAAGCAGGTGAAGCTGAAAAGAAGCTAGCAGTAGAGCAAGAAAGAGGAACTGCTAAGAAAGTAACACCAGTCAAAAAAGAAGAAGAAGGTACTGGACTATTTGGTAAAACTGGCAAAAAAGTTTTTGATAAATTCAAATCAACAAAAGCTGGTGGTAAAGCCGTATCTATTGGTGAAAAACTACTAAACGGTTTTAAAGCAATTTTCAACCCTAAGAATTTTATGAAGATTCTTGGGCGCCTTGCATTGCCACTAATGATATTTTCAGCCTTATTTGAAGGATTTACTTCCGCATTTGATACTTGGAAAGAAACTGGTTCTATTTGGGAAGCATTTAAGGCAGGCATTGGTGGTATAGTTGAATTCTTCACCTTTGGTTTGATTGATAAGAAAATGGTTTCCGATTTCTATGATTGGGGTCTTGGTGCGATTGAAAAGATAATGAAATCTGTAGCTGATTTCTTTGGATTCGGTGATGTCTTTACAGAACAGTTTGCTAAAGTTAAAAAGTTTTTGGGGGTATCAATTCAACCTAAAAATCAACCACAAACTCCTTCTATTGATAAACCAAAAGAAGGTGAAGGACAAGCTAAAAAAGACAAAGAACTTTCTAAGCAAGAAGTAGAAAGATTAGAAAAAGAAAAACAATATACTGGTAAAGATGAGATTGTCCGTAAAAGAATGGGTCTTCCACCAAAGCCCGCTTCTGAAATGGAACCAACTCCAACTGCACCCGCTGCAGCCGAAACACAACCATCTAAAGCACCATCAGCAGCACCAGTAAGTCCTTCTGATACTAAACCTGTTAAAGTTGGAGAAAGTGCTGGTAAATCCGCCATGATTAAGGCGATGGATGATAACAAGATTACTGACCCAACTGCTCGTGCTTCTATTATGGCACAAGTGGGCCATGAGTCTGGTAACTTTACTACATTGAGTGAGAATCTTAATTATAAACCAGCAACACTATTAAAAATATTTCCAAAATACTTTAGGTCACCAGAAGAAGCACAAGAAACAGCTTCACAGGGACCACAAGCAATTGCTAATCGTGTTTATGGTGGAAGAATGGGTAACACGGATGCTGGCGATGGCTTCAAATATCGTGGCCGTGGATTCATTCAATTAACAGGTAAATCAAACTATAAAAAGTTTGGTGTAGATAGCGATCCTGATTCCGTATCACAAATGGGTAAAGCCGCTGAAACTGCTATTCAATATATGAAAGGTTACAAAGGTGATTGGGGTGATATTAAAGCAGTAACTAAATTTGTTAATGGTGGTTACATTGGACTTGAAGATAGAGCAAAACACTTTCAAGCATATTTAACTGACCCAACAATCACTAAAGTTGATGGTGCTCAAACTGCTATTAGTGGTGGTGGTGTTGCAACCGCTTCTAATGATGTAGCATCAAGTCAAAGACAACAGGCAAAACCATCTGCACCTGTGGTAGTTAATAATACTACTGTCAATAATAATAATTCTTCAAAAACTCAACTTGCTGGTGCACCAAAGGATAATACTTCCACAAACGGTGCTTTGTTGGCAAGAGCCACGTAAAAAACCCCGCCGAGGCGGGGTTTATCTATACAAAGAAATATTAAAATGTCTTTGTGACCGCAACAACTACTGCATTACGATATAACTTCTGACCATTTACAGTATTAGCAACCTGTGTTGAATTGGCCATGCTAGTATTAGTGTAATACTTTGCAGAACCTTCCCAACCTTGTGGCAGTGCATAAGCAAAACCAGCATTGTAATCTGTATAGTCTAAAGAGCTGCTGTTAGCAACATTAGTGCGACCAACGTGTGCAACAACACTCAGGTTCTTAATAACAGGAATTGGCAACTTAGCATCAGCTTGGTAGTATTTTGTACCTTTAGCGTTAGCTGTACCAAAATAACCGTTACCTAATGTTTGGCTATACTTTGCAGATACCAAATCATTATAACTTAGACCAGCATATGCTTCATATGTGTCATAGTTAGAACCGGTTTTTGCGGAAGTTGTAGCCCGTGGATAAAAGTAGTTATAAGAGCCAACATCAAGTGTTACGCCTTTATAAACATTTTTCTTCCAACCAGCATACAAATCTGATTCTACACCAGCGCCATTGGTATACACTTGGCTTGAAACAGAACTGTTCCAGTTACCAACATATAAACCGCTTGAGTGTGCATAATCAACACCGCCTTGAACAGCAGGGGCATTTTGGGATTGGCTGATACCACGGAAACGGTAATCAGAGGTCAATCCTAAATTGCCAGCTACTTGAGCTTGAGCTGCACCAAAACTCGCAGATAACGCTAGTGCAATTAATAACTTCTTCATTGAAACTCCTTTTTTAAAAAATTAAACCCCTACCTTTCGGTAGGGGTTCTTACTTGCATGGGACTTTTATTCAGCGTCTGCTAATGACTTGAAGTAATCCAAATCATCATCTTCAGCTAATGAAGGCGCCTTTGCAGAAGGAATGCTTTTAGCTTCTTCCGACTTGAATGGACTAATATCAGCAGTTTCTGCCTTACTAGCTGCAACTGGTGCACCTAGAACTTTGTCCAAACGGCCTTTCAACTGCTCGTATGGTTTAAACTGTGAAGAGGCAGTAAACTCTTTAAGAGAAAACTCTTTCTTCCACAATTCTTCCAATTTGGCATCATCACCTTCAAAGAGAGGACTTGCATCGGCAAATTCACTCTTGTCATAGTTACGATAGCCTTCAACATTACGAATCTTCAACTTAAAGTTTGCACCATCCCACAAATCAAATGGATTAACTGGTGTTTCATCAGCGAATTCTGGATTCATCGCTTCAGAAATCTTGTCGAAAATCTTTTTACCAAACTTATACAGTTTGATTTGACCTTCGTTTTCAGGATTGCTTGGGTCTGAAATAACCAAAATGTTGGCAATATATGTCAACTTACGCTTTTGCTTGCGAGCAATTTCTTTGTTTGCTTCGATGCCAGAATTCCACAAAACATTATTATGTTCGCAGACTGGACACTTATCATTCAAAGTAGTCAAACAGTTATCAATAAACCAGCCGCCTGGTCCCTGAAATCCGTGACTGAATGTGCGAACCCACGGTAAGGCATCATCACCATCAACTGCTGGTGCTGGGAGAAAACGAACAACAGCCATGCCGTTGCCAGATTTATCTACTGATGGTTGCCAAAAGCGAGTATCGTCTTTTGAACCGGATTCTGATGAACCGGATTGGGTAGCTTCAATCGCCTTGGTTAGTTTGTCCATGGAACTACGATTGCGCTTTAGATTTGCAAATGAACTCATTGTATTACCTCGTATAAAAATGTATTTGTATTAAATGTATAACTTCTTGTCCACAGTATCATAATATAACTTTATTTATGTGCTTTGTCCAAAAGAATATCTAGCAACATGATAGTATTGCCAACATCCTTGTGATGAATACCTATGCCTCCTGCTTTGTTAAAGGCTTCGATAACATCTAAGGTATCATCAATTAAGATACTATCTGGAGTTGCAAACTCCGCCTTTAATTTCCTACCTGCTACTACATTGACTTTCCATTTTTCGGAAAGATTCATTTTTTTAATCCAAACATTCTTTTGAACTTCTACTTCACTATGGTATTTGTTACCACCAGATGATGTAAGAATTTCCACATTTTCATGCGAAAAGTTTTTCTGAACATATGTGATTAATTCGGGACCACCTGGCCACCAATTAAGAGTTTCAAAGTTTTTACCTTCAACAAAAACAGTCCAGTTATTACTAAATTGTTTTCTATCCCGTGATGAACCTGGCGATTCACCGAATAATTCAATGTATCGCTTTTCAAAGTTGGCAATTACGCCATCCATATCTAAGTATAATTTCATAATATAATCTTTCTCAACAATAACTTATATTTTACTACATCTAAGGTAAGAAAAGAGGCATACTTTACCAAACTTTGCCTGTAATCAGGCCATCGTATTGTATCGGTAATTTTTCTGTCCCACATTGGCAAGAATTGTAGGATCGAGTTTAGGACGATTAGAGATTCTGGTGCTATCTCCTTACGCAAAGCCATCGTTAACAGTCTAGGATGTTCTCCATTACTTGACAATACATCATTCGGATCTTTACAATCTTCAAAAATAACTTTACAATCATTCTCAAAAATGTATGCCATGGATTGGACAACTTTCTGCCTTTCTTTGAAGGCAATATCAGCTTCTTCCTGTAACAAATCACCTGCCCATGTTTTACTATTAACAAATAGATTAGCAATTACAAATTGGGTGTATTCGTCTTTGTTTGGATACTTGCGTGAGAGCTTGTAGAAATGATACTTGTCCCTACGATTCTCAAATGTGCTGGGACTAATATTACACTTACCATTATACTTGAAATAATCGTAGTCGCTGGTAAAGTGTAATTTTAGTGTGTGATAAATGGAAAATGCTTCATAACCGGTCATATCGGCAATCTAGGACTCTTATTCTTCAACATATTGTGTTCCATTGCATCGTTTTCAATTCTGGCTTTTAAATTAGCATTGACCAAAGTCGAGGCTACTTCAATTTCCAGTCCTGTGCGTTTGCAATGTTCCACGATGGCTTCAATATAGTTGTAGCTAGTTTCAGCAACTAACTTATCAATCTCTTTAGCGAACTTCATCATTTCGTCTTTAGTCGGCATTATCGTCTACCAATTCCAAATGTCCTTCGAAATGGAAACCACAACCTTTTAAAAACATTTCAAATTCTCCAACGATATCACTTAGAGTTTCACCGCTGAATTCAACTGTTCTTTTAGATTCGATACCTGCTGCCCATGGCATGGCATCTTCTTGGCAAATAAATGTAAACTTACTCATCGTTTAATACTCCTCAATCTACGACATTCATTTTTAACTTCAGGCGGGAAATCAGGTGATATCTCCGCCAACCTACAATCATACATTATACCATGACTTTGATGGCCATAGTGGTAAACAATATACGCCACCAATATGATGGTGAATATTGTTAAAACAATCAAACTTAAAACATCACTTAACGATGGTTTCGTAGAGGGCTTCAAATTGTTCATGTGTTGCAACTTCCTCATCATAGTTTTGTTTGTGGTAAACCTTAATTAGTTTTGCAACTAATTTTTTAGGTAACTGCAAATCTTTAGCGATGGCGGTGCTGGATTCTTTAATGTAATCTTTTTCACCTTCCATCCTAGTCATCGAAGCGGAACACTCACGCAAGCAATCCAAAAGTTTCTTCTGGTCTGCTGGATTCGAAATCTGATTAATACTCAATTGAACTACTGCCATAATATACCTTTCTGTTTATTTTTTACTTGAAGCTGCGTATGCTACACATACTGTATCCGTGTTGGTTACAAATGAACAACGAACCGAAATTGGATCCAATCCTTTTGCGATAGCCGAATCAATGTTCTTTGACATTAGAATTCGGTCGTTGACATTATAATAGGTGGCACCAATAATAACCGATACAATCACGGTTGATACACCAATAACTATTGTCTTAATATCTTTGAGCAATTCACTCATAGTTTTATCTCCTTTTTCATCGTTTGTATGTCTGTATTTCTCTTATAGAATATATGTCTACCTATCTGTGTAGTCTTTGGCAATCCCCATTGAGGATTAACATAGTCAGCATGATAGTAGGTTGCACCTTTCGTTACATCACCCATATTGTCATAATTCATAAGCACATATACTGCTAGATTACGAATATCATTATACATCGAATTGTTGGTTGTTGTCAAGCTTTTCGTGGTAAAGAATGGTTGACATACCCAACTGAACTGGCAAATGCCATTTGTTTTTTGGTTAACTACACCACATACATCTTCACCATAGTTACCTGACGCTAATCTGTTTAGTGTTACAAGAGCAACGGCAACTTGGCCTTCTCTTGGTTCACTTTTAGCTTCATAGTAAATATTTTCAGCAAGACAATCTACCTGTTTTTGAATAGGTTTCGATAACGAATTATAGCTGATGTTGAACGGCAAATGATAAGTGTTAATATTTTCTGTTGCTGTAACTGCAAACAGTAATATTGATGCTGATAATATTATACTTGTTAGTATCGTTTTACTTCGCAATGTTTTCTCCTGTGTTTTTTGCCGGAGAGCCGCAGGCTCCCCGTCCCAATCAAGATGATTTCTTGGTTTTTACTTCAGCGGCTGCTGGAGTTTGAGATACGAAACCATTGAGAGCTTCTGCTTTCTTTATAATTTCGTTTTCGTTTGGGAATAATGGAAAACCCGGATGTGTAGGCGGTGTTTCGCCTTTTAATCGAGCACTCTCGATTTGGGTTTGCCAACTGTTTGATATAATCTCACGCTGACCATAGTAGTCATCGGTGAGCATATCTTTGGCCATTTTTAAGAGTTCTAGCCGTATCTCATAAGGTGTCATTGACATTGTAATACTCCTGTGTGTGTAGTATCAGCGATTGTGTGTTGTGCTGATAATCTATTTATAAGCTTACCAAGCCCAAGATACGCAACTATACCTTGTTCCTTTAGTTACTGGTTGCACTCCGTGTGGAAATAAAAATACTGATGGAAAAACTACTGCTGAACCAGTTTTAAATTTAATTTCTTCATCACCAAACATAATGAATTCACCGCCTTCATAATCATCATTGAGAATGGCTAAAAAGGTCATTGTTGGAATGCCTTTCATTGTTCCATCAAACATAGAATGGATGTGGTCACAATGTAGCGCCATTAATCTATCTTCATTATATTTGTTGAATCTTACTTCGCTAAATCCTTGCCAACCAGAGAACCAAGGAAATTGTAAATCGGTTGTATATTTCTGATATGAGTCCCATATTCTTTGCATGATATATGGTTTAGTGGAAATATTTCCATAAGCAACATCTAGCTCACGATTACCACTTTGAGTAGCATATGTTCCTGTAGCAGCATTATAAAATGTGTGTTGTTGCCAATTAGCGTCTTCCATTTCAATAATGGTTTGTTTACACTTATCGGCGTCAAGCCAATTATCATAAACTTTCACATATGACCTTAAATCTTTATCCATAATTAATCCCAAAGTGCTTCGTAATATTTGCCAAATAGGCGATAACCATTTGTTTTTCTTGCTTGATGTGCTTTCAAACCTTCCCAATCAACTTTGGTTTTACTTACATAGTTACCATCTTTATCCCAAGGAAAACCACCAGGTTCATTTTCTGAATGGTCAAAGAAAGGAGATTCATCATCATCGGTAACTTTTTGTTCAAAAGCCCAAATCATTTCATCAAGGATCCAATCCCATCTTTCAAAATGAAATTCATCTGTATCACATTCTTCAATTTTTGGCGCAGCATTGATACTTTTAAGTTTATCAGGAACATCATCATCATCGGTAAAAGGTGCACCGTGTTTTGTTTCTTTTAATTGTTTCAACATTGGTAGAATCACATCAGCCAAGGTATGATCCATTGACCAAGTGTCCCAATAATCAATCTTAACATATTGAATTCTAGGATGGACAAAATCTAAAAAACTTTGCCATGCTACACAAAACGGATTTAATATTTTTGACAATTTATCAATGATTGGTTCATCATAGTCAATTTCTCGCCAAAAAAATACTTTCTCCAAAATTTTATATGGAGAAACCCAATGACTACGGTATTTTGAGATATAAATTTTCATTTTGTAAGTGTATAACAATAATAAACAAATGCACTCGCTAGAGATAACTTGAAAATAAGGCCAAATATGAACAACATAGGTTTTCTAAGAATATATATTACCAATGTTGCAAATAAGACAACATAAAACATATTGGCATCCACAAACTCATCATACTTATGAATCGTTGGCGGATTATCAATAACTTCGTGGATTGTTTCAGTAATAAGTGGCATAGTGAAGCTATTATACTACAACCATCTTATTTTTGAGGTAATAATCGCTGATGGTTTGTTTCAATGGAGGCAAGTATGCCTTCTTGCTACGAACAAAGACCTGTGATTGCCCATCTTCAACGGCAATTACCACAACGATTCTGTCAATTGGTTTGCCTGTAATTTCTTCAAACATTTCTGCATAACAGGTACATTGTTGAAAATAGTTTTGAATGTAACCTTCTAGCTTCTCTTTAGTGGAAGTTTTAAAGTCAATCACCGCAATTTCATTATCCCATTCAGCAATACAGTCAACTCGACCAGCAATCTTTAAATTATCTGAATAAAGTGGTTGCTCAATAGAATAGATGTTGCCGATATTAGTATCAAGGTATGGTTGTAACTGTAAGAATAACTCCTTGATGTTTGGCATCAATTTTCGTTTCATCTTAAAGTCCATTTCGTTCAACAAGTATTTTTCACAAGCTAAATGTAATGCCTCACCTCTACGACTAGCACGACCAGAGATTTTATTGGCTTCTTCTTCACCAATCTTTTTTCGCCATGCATCAATACCTGCTTTAGATAAAGAACCTAATACGGTTGTTACCGATGGATAAGCTTTACCTGAAGGTGTGTAATATACTCTACCTTTTTCAGTAGTCTTTGCTTCTAATTCAAAATCTAATTCTGGTAGTTTGACATGGTTAAAAATCATCGTTTGTTCTGCAATCTTTTTGTAATCCTGTCAACGTGTTTTTTAACCACCTGAGAACTTCTTGCTTCTTTGATAGATTTTTTACCATATCGTTCACCAACAACCGAGCCAGGATGTTTCTCTGCTACCTTAGATAACACTTCTCTCCATCCATCGCCAGCCTTTTGGTCATTTGTACCACCTCTTGATGATACAATTGCAGGTGCGGTAATAATCACTTCGATATTAGGATTTTCTTTTAAGAATTCTTCACGCTGTGACCATGACATGAACTTTTCAATTTCTTCACCAGTTTCGGTATCAATAAAATTATATGTTGGCATACCAATCAGGAACCTTTCGTTTTTTCCAATTCGCTAAATGCGACTTGTTCTTTATATAGTAGTTCCGATAGGAAGCGAGAGAATCATCACCGATTTTCACTTCGTCTGGCATAGCACGCCAAGGTGCTTCAAATGGGTCGTGTGAAATATTTTTTGGTGATTGTGCCAATACATGACGAAGCTTCTTGTCTGTTAGATGAGTTTTCCCATAGCGGAAGGTGTATTCATTACAGGTGGCACAGAACAATTCGTAGAGCCATTGGTAATTATCATTAGAATCTCTACACCACTTAGCGGAAGGATGATTAATGTGAGTAGCACTATAAAGAACATTATCACGAGAATCACCAAGATGATACCAATTTTGCTTTCGACCAGTTTTAGAGAGCCGAACAGAGATAGTGCCGTCAAGCACACGATGAGCAGTAGAAAGAAGCTGAGCATATTCTAAAATCATTTTAACCACGTGTTTGTCATTGTGATATTCCGCACATTTAACAGCATCATGGTCAAGATAAAATATATTCACTTTTTAGCCCATTCTCTCATCACCTGTTCTAAAGGTGCAAAGTCATATTGTTTCTTTTTACCAAAAATCTTATTAAATAAATTCATTATCATTACCATTCTCCGTCATCAATCCAAAGTCTTACAGTTATTGGGAGAATCTCTAT